TTTCTTTTCTTTTGCCATTGTTATCTCCTCTTCAGATTTTGCTTCTCGAAACTCGGAACACTTGCAGTATGTCATTCTACTCTCATCCACCAGAGCCGTGCAATCTTTTCCATGGCTGTGAACATGCGCGTTATGGCCGCAGCGACAAGCGGCTTCGGGACTTACGTTGAGCTTGGCGAGCCAGGCGGAGGCGCTCATGATACTTCCTTGGAAGCGTAACGTTCCAAAATCATCGCTGCGTGCTGTGAGATGGAACGTTTTTCTTTCTTGGCTTCTGCTTCGATTATCGCAAAGAACTTTTCTGCGATGCGCGTAAAGATAGCGCGATTCCCGCGAGAATCCGTTTGTCCCTTGAACTTGTAAGTCTTAACGTTTCTGGCCATTCCCATCCTCTACCGCAAAACTTAGCAAAGATTCTTAGCATCAGTCAAGCTAATTCTGAGTCGTAGTACTAAGATTTTATCTCCTTTGTTTCTATACACTTAGTGGCAGTTTATTAGAACTCCATCACGCTCTGCCGCAGGCGATTGGCGGCGATCTCGCAGTAACGCTCGTTGATTTCGATGCCTATCGCTTTGCGGCCTAAATTCTTAGCAACGACTAGCGTGGTTCCACTTCCCATGAATGGGTCGAGAACTTCTTCTCCTGGCGCGTTAGACATAAGCCATCTCCATACGCTTTCAGGTTTAGTGCAAGGATGGCCGGAATTACCTTCCCCGGTTTGCGCGTTGAATTGTTTGGCATCAATCCTCATAAAGTTTTTACCATAAAGCAGTATTGGCTCCCAGTGGGAGAATCCACCACCTTCTCGCATTAACTGGATTGAACCAGGGCGAAACCAACATAGCGTCCAAGTTGGTTTCGGATAATCATATTGATTGCCATTGCCAGGAGTAAGTATCACGGTTTCGGCTCCTGCACGACACATCTCCAGCCATTTGAGCGGCGGAATTTTTTCATCCCAGCCAGCATACCCTACGCCATACGGCGGGTCTGTCAGGATGAGCGGTATTCTCTTTCTATGATAGTTGCTTAGTTTGGGAAGGATGCCAAATTCGGGGATTATCTCCAAGCAATCCCCGCAATAAATTGTCTGGCCGTTCTCTTGATAATACGCCTTCATCGCTGCGGCTCCGGGGGCGTGAAATAAAACGGCCCATCTTCCGTAGCGCAAACATAGCAATACCGCGTCTTGCCTTCGTGATCCATTGGGTGCGCGGTGGGCTGGCTGCGACCGCCGCACTTCGGGCAAGCGCGCGGGTCAGGTTCTTGTGGCGGTGGCGAAGCGTTTTGGACGCTTGATGTGGATTGTATCTCCGATGGGAATAGGCTCAGCGTTGCTTCGTTCTGTTTTCTTTTCATTGTTCTCCATCCCTGGCAAACACATCTGCGGTCTCAAGCCATGCACGCGTAGGCAGTGCATGATTATCCCTCTATACGTTCTCACGACGCGCGTGCAGCTCTTGCCGTCCTTCTCGACGACGCGACAGCGGAAACCGCATAAGCCGATATTCTGCGAGTAGATGGGGTCATACATCAGGAACCTCCGGCGGCGGATTCATACATTCTTCGCACGAATACACCCAACTACAAGGCTCTCCACTGCAATTATAAGCGTAGCCGATAATCTTGTCGCATTCTTCGCATCTAATTTCGAACCAGCCTTCGATCATACGAACACCAACACCCCTAATATCTTCCTTCTCTCCCGCCCACGACACCAGTTCCTCCCGCGCGGGCAGCCGCGCTTGTCGCTCTTTGTCTTACCCGTTCTCCTTCGCCACATACGCATATACGCGTTCGCGATGGGGCGGGACTTGGAATGGCGGGGCATCGCTATCCTCCGAAACTCATATTTTTAGGAACTTCTCTTACTTGGACTATTTCGTTAGTCTTGTTGCGAAATTTGAAACAAAGTCCGCAATTCATACAATGCCTACCAAGCCGATTCGGAAGAAAACCAGTCAATACTTTTTCTTTAATCATGAATTTTGGAATTTCTTTCAAGAAATTACGTGAGTTGCAGCGCGGGCATCTCCCACGCTTAGGATTGAAGTTCTTTTTGATTGCCTCTTTCATAGCCGTACCAAGGCCAGCTTTTCTCATCTTACGCAATGGATAAACAGTTTTAGTTGTTAGCATCTTGTTCTTCATCCTCGATTATCAACCGCACCATGCACGGCCGTTCTCTGATCGGCGTCATGTATACATCGTCGTTCAGCACCATCGCTTTCAGCGCACGGTTTGCTATCGATAGCCCGCAACGCTCTGCACCACAATCATGAAACAACTTCCGCTTCGTTACTTCGCGCCCGCCAAGCCGCTGAAGATACGCCATCATCTTTGAACCGATCTTCGCTTCAGGATTCTCGCCTTCATTCGGCTTGAGAAAGTTTCTTACCTTTTGTTGATATTCTGCTAGTGCGTGAGCTGGTCCTAAATCTCGCGCCGTTAAGAGAGTCTTCCCACTAAATGAAGCGCAGACTGTAGCGGCGCGAATCGCGATCTCGACGACCCGGCTCTCAAGCTCACGATTTTCACTAAGCCAGATTTCCTTCTCGATCCAAACATCTGGAGCGATGCCAACACTCGATAGTTCGAATATTTTCGCTGCGACTTCAAAAGGAAAATATGAAAACTTGAATGCATCTGGAAATAAACCGAATAGGAAACGGTCATACAAACCTGCTGTTGTTGTATGGCCAAATAAATCCTCGAAGCGGTCTGTCACAAGACCGCCGACTATCGAAAGCATCGCATTGAACTGTGATTGCTCTTTCTTGCTCATTGAAACGTCGAATTGCGTATGATAAAAAGCGCGGTTTAAGACATATGGAAAAGACGCATTCTCGATCTTCGATTTTTCTAGCAAATGACCCAACTCGTCGGGTGAAAACAAGCGCGCCGCGCCAGCAGCGTCTTTACATTTGCGTATCAAACCTTCGGCGCTGCCAGCCATAAGATTCAATAATGCTGGCGGTTCTAGCCCGAGCAATTGAATAGCGGCTTCTATCGCTTGAGACTTACCACTACCGACAGAGCCGACAAGAGCAGAATAAAGATTCAATCGTTGCTTTGGCTGGTAACGCGGAGCGAGCACTGATGCGACAGCGAGTAGCGCTGGCCAAGCATAAGCGAGCGGAAAACGCTTTCCACTTAACATGTAAGTCTCGCAAATCTCACCAAGTACGCCGTCAAGCACCGTTTCCGGCATGTCAGGAATAGAAGTAAGATCGCCATTCGATTCCGCAATGCGTTTATTCTTCGCAGCTTCTTTCTCGATTGCAACGACCTTCTTTTGCGTCTCTGCGTCAGCTAACTCTTTTACGAGATCAAGAAGTTTATCAGTGTTTGGCTTGTGAGCGCCTTGTGGCCAGAGTTGTTCTTCGTCTTTTTCATTTGGCACGATCCGCCTCGTTCGCTATCGGCAATCGTGGATGTTTTGCTTTGAAGTACCGTTCAAGAATCACGATGACAAGATTGTTTAGAGAACGGCTTTGCGCTCCAGCTTCGGCTTGCAACTTCTGGCGCAGCAGCACTGATGGCCGTAATAGAATAGGCTTACCAATGACTGCGCTGAGTTGAATATCAACAACTTCTTCGTCGGACAATTCTGCCATTTTCCCCTCAGTGTTACGCTTTGTAGCGTATAAAGCTTGAGCACTATATTACGCTAAAACGAATAAGTCAAGTGTGTACTTTTAACGTGTACAAGCGCGTACAGTTTGAAACGTACGCAACTCTTTTTACGAGTGAGTGTATCTGCTTGTGGGCACTCATATATAAGGACTTATAGATTCTTCGTACGCAAGTGTACGCAATAGCTTTTTGAGAGTGTCACTGTTACGTGAGAAGCACTGCGTACGTTTGAGCTGCTCAGATTTCGCTTGCATAGCTACTCTATTGTAGCGCTTACTCTCGTCTCTAGCGTGACTCAACGACGTACGTTCGGTGACAGTGATACCTCCTCGGCGGGCATCGTACTACCCCCACGGTTCGCGGTGCCCGCTTTCTCTATGGAGATCGCATAGTGTGGCTCTCTCTCGAAATAGCGAGAGTAGAGCGAAGCAGATTGCAAACCTCAAGCCATTCACTGGCGTTGAGGATCCGCGCCGTTCAAAGACTGGCCGTCCGAAGCGCAAACCATTTCTTGAAGCGATTGAAAAACATATCGCAGAGCATCCCGAAGATGTTGCGAAAGCGATCAGGGAATCTTTCGCTCGCGCCAAGAGAGGTGAGCTTGCTCATCTTCGCGAGCTTGCTGATCGCACCGATGGTCCTGTCAAGCAGCAGCATGAGTTTACTGGCGAAGACGGTGGGCCAATCGAGCACACGATCCGCTTTGGTGATGGAAAGAAATCAGATGAATCTTGATGTCTGGTTCCCGCCAAAGCTGAAGTTTCTATTCGCTCCTTCACGTTACAAGGTCGCATACGGTGGTCGTGGCAGCGCGAAGAGCTGGTCAATCGCACGCGCACTCTTGCTGATCGGTAAGCAACCAGATTTGCTTTGGCCTGGCTGGTCGAAGCAATACGGCCGCGACGGTGTGCGCATCTTGTGCTACCGCGAGACGATGCGCAGCATCGAAGAGTCCGTGCATCAGCTTCTCACCGATCAGATTCGCTTGCTTCAGCTCGGTGATTTCTACCGCATCCAGCAAAAGAATATTGTCGGTACGAACGGCACGGAGTTCTTCTTTGCCGGCGTCCGACAGAGTGTCGATAACTTGAAATCGTACGAAGGCGTGCATCTCGCATGGGGTTCGCAAAGTGAAGCGATGTCGAAGCGTTCGCTGAACGTCGTGTTCCCGACGTTGCGCCGAGACATCGCGATTGGCGATAAGAAGTATGGCAGCGAATTATGGTTCGACTTCAACCCTGAATTTGAAGACGATGAGATTTACAAGCTCTTTGCCGTTGAAGCGAACAGGCCGCAGGATTCCCAAGTAACGTTCATTAACTGGCATGACAATCCGTTCTTCCCCGAAGTGCTTAAGAAAGAACGCGAAGACTTGCTGCGCCGCGACCCGGACGAGTGCCAGCATGTGTATGAAGGCACGACGCGAAGCACAGTAGAAGGCGCGATTTACAAGAAAGAATTGCAACGCGCGGAGACTGATGGTCGGTTGACTGGCCGCGTTCCGTACGATTCAACAAAGCCAGTCAACACGTTTTGGGACATCGGCCCTGCTCACACGCGCATCTGGTTCGCGCAGAGTTTCCCGATGGAGTATCGCATTATCGATTACGTTGCTGGTGAGCTGGAGTCGCTCGCGTTCTACGTCAAGCAACTTCAAGAGCGCGAATATCATTACGGCGTGCATACGCTGCCTTGGGACGGTGCTGCGCGAGAGCTAGGCAGTGGGCGAAGCATTGAGGAGCAGTTGCAAGGAGTGTTCGGCAAAGACCGCGTGCGCTGTGCGAAGCAGTTGAGTGTCGAAGATGGCATTGCGGCAGTACGAGCAATCTTCTCAAAATGCTACTTTGACAATGAGCGCTGCAACTTCATATTGCCTGCGACGAAGCAGCTCGTTGGCCTGCGCGGTCTGCGCTGCTATCAGTATGAGTTCGATAAAGATTTACGAACGTATTCGCGAAAGCCACTGCATGATTGGGCGTCGCATGATGCAGATGCATTCAGAACGCTCGCTGTGTCGATCCGCGAAGAAGTTAAGTCGAAAGTCAAAGCACAACCTTCGACGATAAGCAGAGGGATACGGTGGGGATAGCATGAAAGAAAGAATCGCGGCGATTATAGAAGAGATGCGTTTAGTGGCGAAGGACGATTCGCAAAGCGGGCATTACTGGTCACAAACAACAGGAGACACTGTTGGCGTTGAAGTTGTAGAACGTTGGGCGAAACAGATCGAAGAGGCATTGAATGTCTAAACTTCGCGCCAAGCGCCGCAACGCGTTGTCATCTAGCAAGTTCGGCTTGCCTGGCTCACGCAAATATCCAATGCCTGACCGTTCGCATGCAGCGAACGCAAAGGCTCGCGCGACTCAGATGGTCAAGCGCGGTAAATTATCCGCAGGACAAGCGGCGCGAATCAGGGCAAGAGCGAATAGGATGCTGGCGCGATGAACATTTTTCTTACGTTCACGATGACGTGTCCCGTTTGCGGTGTGCATTTGAATTGGCTGCCAGAAGTGAAAGATAATCCGCGTAAGATCGAGCATCCGAAACTCATCGGTCTTGAGTATTGCGAATATTTCTGGAAAGTTTTCTTAGCTCCAACGATTGAGCTTGAAGAGGTGAAGTAAATGGCATCACATGGCGCGATGAAAGAAGCAGCAATAGCGGAGCGACGGCCAGCGCCGTTGCCAAAGAAAGAATTCAGCCACATGGAATTGCGCGAAGCGGAGAACGGCGGCGCTATCGCTACTCATCACTACACGG